TTTAGGCTGCACTAAGAAGGTGCTTAGCTCTTGAAGTCATAGCCTTCAAGGCATATCCACCATACGCTCTGAATACACCAGGTAAATCAGAACGCGAGATGCGTTCCAGTGCCTCAATTCCACCATTCTGCTCCATCTTTTCAGCCAGGAACCTTTCAGTAATCCACCGAGGAAAAGATTCTGAGTAGGTAAGGTACAAACCGTACAGTATGTGCCAAGGTGAATAGCCATCGTACGACCGTCTTCTCTCTGGATGTGAAGTGTTGATAACTAAATACATTGGGTCTTGGTATTCCCCTCTGGATCGCCACTCACGCTTCAGAAATGTCGGATCAGACTCTCTCTTACCCGAGTCACACTTATCAGGATTGACATCCTCACCAAACACAGTTTTCACATATCTACTCAAATCAGATAGGTCTAGCTTCTCACTAGTAAACATCAAATTATCATCACCCATAACAAACATTGTTATACGATCAAGATGAGATGACCCTACGAAATTTTTGATGAAGTGAACTTTCTTGTTTAGGCTAGTCGATCCCTCAAGGCTCGCAATATATGAAAGTGCCATAACTGCGTTTGCCATACTGCCTACCACCTGAGTAAAATTACTACCAGATGGGATGCCCTTGTGCTTCTGTTCGAAGCCTACCCCTGGAATGGCAACTTTGGTATTAACAAAGTTGTAAGCGATCCAATCCAGTTCTGGCCAATACTGTTCCGCAAATGAGGATTTAATAACCTCAAAGCACCAGTAAATTAACCAGCTCGGTACTGATTGATCAAACTTGGAGTAATCGATAGACGTCCAATAATTTTTCCACCTACGATTGTTCTGCAAAATACTCCTCAGAACTTCAGGAGATTTACCACCAGCATACTGCAAACAATCCTTAGCCAAACGTTCAATATAAGGATTAGCATACTGACCTTCGATGGATACGCTCGCTCCATCTAAGCCCCAAACAAATCGATCTTTCTTCTTCAAAGTGGATCCAGAATAATGACCATCCTGGATAAACCCACTAATTTGTGCTCGATGAAACACAAGAGAAGGAATCTGATTGATCTCATGCGGGACTCCTCGTTTGATGTTTTCCTTGATAGCACAAAAAGAGGTCCAGATTTCATCTATGGATTCCTCTTTTGAGTGGCGAATATTCACCGCTCCAGCACTAGCTTTTGGTGTAGACCACAAATTCTTGAGATCCTCTTTTCCATGCACCTCACACGGATCAAGTTTTCCCATATAGAATAGTGATTTCACCACCGCGCAGGCAGCGCGTACATTGACGTAGTGTAATCCGTTAACTGGTTCATCCTCTTGGAAGGATTTAAACTGATCAACGGTTTTACCCCAGTCAGTAAACATTTTAGTACAGTTTTCATCCACTATGCTGGACTCTAACGCATCTAATACGTTCTGGTTGCCCTGAAAAATCTGACGCCAGCACTGTACCAAGTCGCCATCCCATGCATGAATATCAGTAGACTTTCGGGCTTTATCAGCGTACCTCTTCAGTTTTCTGGACTGAACTGAGGATATTACTGACAAACCTTCGTTGCCTGATTTCTGTACAGATGACAGTTTTTCGTTGTCCGTCTTCTTCATAGATACGAGTCTCCTTTCATACATTTTAACGATGTTGAAACTCTTATCCAATTTTAGACAACAGAGGTGTGTAGTATTCTCAGACTTAAAAGTCCAAGCTAATAAGAAATTGAATAACTACATAATTGAATAATTG